AACCAAGCGTCAGCGTGCCGTGACTGAACTTGCCGCCAGCGAGATAAGCCCAGCGGCTGTTGTGCTTCTGTGTCGGCACGCCATACAATTCTGCTATATAAAAAAGACCGCGCCCTTCAGCCTCTAGCCGGACAATCTCACGGTCAGCATCTGCCAGCGCCTCATCCCTAGTCATCGTCGTCATCTTCTGGCCATTCCGCATAGCCGTTGCCGTTACAAGTCGGACACTCACCAAGCCTCTCGACCAAGTATCCGCTGCCGGATCGGTAATCAGGGACCGCTTGTTCGACCAAGCACGCGCCCTGGCCCATGCACTGCTGGCATTCAGGCAGTTCTTCCCACAGCCCAGGGTGGCGCATCACACGAACGACGCGCGGCATGTCAGTCTGCGATCTAGCCACGCTCAACCGCCTTGATTGTCAGGCCGATCTGCATGGCGATTTGCGGGACGATGGCGTTGCCTAGCCCTTTGAGGCGTGCTGCCCGTCCTTTGACGCCTTCAACTGTTCGTGGGATGTCGTCAGGTTCGTCCATCCACGCGGGTAGCCCATCATGTAATGTTCCACCCAATCGGCGTTCAACTGACCGTCTGTCGGTTTTGTCCGTACTGCCTCGTCCAAGTTGCTCTTGTAAGTGTCGCTGCCCATAAACCTGTCTTTGACTGCGCCCTTCGCATTGGCCGCTGCTGGTGTCGGCCACAGCTTTTCCGGGTTGAACACCGCTGCCGTTAAGTTGTTCTGATGGTTCTCGCGCCAACGCTTGGTCGCTTTGTTGCTGTCCTGCACCGTTGGGGTCGGCCACATGGCACGACGCCAAAGTTCGACTTGAGTTACTAAATTCGTGTTGAACCCGGTTGGAAATGCGTCTGTTATTGTGTGGCTCTTTGCATCCCGTGCGATTGGTGTCGCCCACAACGGCGGCTGTCTCCATCCACTGTTCATGCTCGGTGCCATTTGATTTGCTGTCGCTGTCGGCGTGCGCAGCAATGATCCAGACTCTATCTCGTCGGTGCGGGGCATCGACGGCGCAAGCTGGAATAACAAATGGTTGGACTTCATAACCGGCCTCACCTTCCAAGTCAGAAAGCACTTGGTCGAGGCCCAGACTGATGTGTCCAGAAACATTCTCGAAAACGCACCAACGGGGCCGCTTTGCTTGCACAATGGTGAAAATTTCCGGCCAGATGTGACGGTCATCTGCCGCGCCTCGCTGCTGCCCGGCAACACTAAATGGCTGGCAGGGATATCCTGCTGTAAGGATGTCGCAGTCTGGAACAAGTCGTCTTGGGTCACTCGCTAACTCCTTTACGTCATGTGCAATCGGAACGTCAGGCCAATGCTTTGCCAGCACCTCGCGGCTCCATGCCTCAATGTCACAGAACAGCACCGGCTCTGACAGGCCAGCCCACTGAAAGCCCAAGGCAAAGCCGCCAATGCCTGAACACAGATCAACATGACGCAAGGAATCAGCCACCCTCTGCCTCACACATCTGTCTGATTATGTCGGCTTGGGTGGTGCCACGCAGATGCAACAACGGCTTCAAATACGCCTCTACATGCCCCAGCCGCTTGGCTGTTACGCAGTAGACGCCGCAGCACTTGAGGCGCTCTTGCACATCTTTTTGATTAGCTGACAGGCTGCCGCCCTTGGGGCGCTTCAACTCAATCATGATTGGCCCTTGGTCAGCCGGATCACGCCAACCAGTTTCAGGCACAAAGATTTCCAGATCAGGCCAGCCAGCCGCCATGCCCAGCTTCTTCAAGCGCATCTTGTATGCAACGTGGCGCTTGCCCTCATTAGGGCTGTGATGCCAGACACTGCCCAGCGGCAGGGCCACTTGCAGCCAGTGAACTACATATGTCTGTAGTTCATCCTCTGTCATTGGCTAGAGCATAAAATGAGTTGGGCTGCACCTCACCATCAGTCATGTCGGCGATGACCCGCATGAAGCGTGTGGCAGGCACAGAATGGTTCGGATGGTCAGGCGGCAGGCACCAACGACGCGCCACTGCCGCATGAGCGCAGCCCGTCTTTTGTGCCAGCTTGGTGTAGGACCAGCCTTTTTGATTCCTGAATTCATCAAGTGTCATGCCGCTTATGTAACAGCGTTTGACTTTAGATGTAAATACGATTACATGAAATATCTATGACTTTAAATGTCAAAGGATGATATAGTCATGTACATGATAGAAAATAATTTACGCGCGATGATTGCTCAGTTTCTGCGGGACAACCCACAGGAAAGCCACAAAACCATTGCGGTAAAAAAGGGCGTGCGCCCCGAAACTGTGTCCCGGCACAGCAATGACAAAATCGATATGTCGATGCAGGATATCAAAGACTATGCAGAAATACTTGGCTGCACGACTTTTGATATAATGTACAAATCGCAGCCAATCCCGATAGTTGCTACGGCAACATCAAAAAACGATTTGACGTGGCTGGAATACACACACGCCTTGACCCCAGAAACAGCGGAATGCCTGTATATTCACGGATCGCATGATGTAAATTTGAGCGCATGTTATTTGTCTTTCGGCCCAGAATATCAGGGGCGTTACAAGGTAATGGATGGTTGCTATGAAATTTGGGATGCTAGTCCTTGTATAACTGGCACCGTCAGTAAAGACGCACTGATGAATTTATGTTTGGTCAGAACAAAAGAGGAAACCTTGCACCGTGGCATTCTCTACCCACAGCCAGGCAATCATAAATATTCACTGGTTGAGGGGGATTTCAACGGCAGCCAAATCAAAACAGATTTAGAACTTGAATGGGCTGCCCCAATCCTGCGCTATATCATGCGACCTGACCTTGAAGGCGTAAAGGTAATCAAGTCTTCGCAAAACGCTTCTGCGTTAGAGCGCACAACTCTTATGTATAATACGATGAATACAAGACGCAAAAGGAAAGGCATGAAAACGCTGTAGATTTTATTTTTTAAACATCACGATTGACATTAGAAGTCATCGCATATTAAACCTTAACAGAAAGCTTATTCTGTTGAGGTTTTTTTATGTCGCTACCACCGTCCACCAAATGGGCTGCTGATAAGCACTATTTTCATCACAGCAACCCGGCCTCACGTCCAATTTGCCGGACATTGTTTGAAAAGTGTGTGATCCGTCCCAAGCTGTCCCAAGCATGGCAAGTGGTGAAAGGTGATAAAGTCGGCGACATACAGGCCGCGAAAGCTACAATCAACCTATACAAAGATGACAATGCCAACATGCTGGCAGGGCGTGTCGTTCAAGACTGCGCCAATCTTCATTTAATTGATGGCCACACTGTTGAGGCTGTGATCCGGCAGGGCATGAGCCGGTTGGATGAGTACGAGCCGCGCACCTGGGATGATGGCAAAGATGAGCGCAAGCTAGCCGTCAATCGCGCAGAGTTTGCGGATGTGCTGATAAACGCTATTGAAGGCGTCAAAGAAGCACACGCCCATTACGGGCTGAATCGCATTGATGGTGAATCTGAAATCTTCACCAACCTATCCGGCCTCGAACTGCCTTATAGCGGCTTTCCAGATTTCTCGCGGCGCATTGAACTCAAAACCAAATGGTCGAGCGCGGCTGCAAACACCAAGTCTGGCAAGCGTGCTGCCAGCCTGCCCACACAGCCCGACTGGTCACATACAAGCCAGGTTGCAGGCTACTGGGCTGGCACTGGGTTGATGCAGACCATTGTGTATGCAAACGCAAAAGATTACCGCGTCTTTAACGCTGACAACAGCGACAGGCTGACCAACGAGGGGCTGCAAGCTGCCCTCAATCACATCACAGCCAAATGCGCGATCCGCGAAAATTTACTGAAATCTGCCGATTCCGTGGAGCAAATGCTGCGGCTGATTGAGCCAGATTTCGGACATATGTGGGCGTGGGATTTGCGCCCAGAGGTTTTGACAGAGGCAAAAAAACTATGGGGATTCAAATGAGAAGAAACCTGTTGTGGCTTCACGTTGATGAAGCTGGTCGCCCTTTGAAGCCCTACAGCACATGGCGCGAGGCGCTCCGTGTTTGTGGGCTAGTGATGGGCGCGTTGTTCGCCTTGGTGAGCCTGTGGTGCTTCATCGTTCTGCTTGAACTGGTGGTCGCATGAACGCGCAACCGACATTGTTTGAAGCCATGCAAGCACCGCGTAATCAGCGTGAAGCACGGTTTCTCGCGTTCCACCAAGCAAACCCTGTTGTCTACCAGCTTTGGGATCGGTTTACCCGCGAGGCGATTGCCAAGGGCCACAAGCGCGTTGGCTCACAAATGATCATGGAACGCATCCGGTGGGAAACCACCATCAACATCATTGATGCACGCCCTGATGGCGAGGCGTTGAAGATCAACGATCATCACAAGCCGTATTACGCGCGGCTGTGGATGAAAAACAATCCGGCCCATGAAGGGATTTTTAACACGCGATCCGTTGAGGGAGATAATGAGTAATCAAGCAAATATAAATGCGGCCATTAACGCCGCTATGGGCCAGATACAGAAGCTGGCCAAAGGTGATCGCAATCAGCACGGCAACTACAGTTTTGCGTCCGTTGATGCGTTCTTGGATATGTGCCGCCCCATTTGCGCTGA